TGCCACTATGATAAGAGTCAAGTGGTATGTGTCGAAACTTATAAAATTCATGATCTGCGTTGTCCAAGTATTTATGAATCCTAGCTTGACTTTTTTAAACTAAATATTACTATGGGGATGGTGAAAAATACAGATCCAAAAGATATGGATCGGAAGAAACTCCGCTACATTTTTCGAAGGGTTCTCCAGAGAATAAAGGAGAAGCCAGAGGGGTTCTTTAAATTTCGTAAAATGCGATTAGCAAGAGGTTTATGGTGCGGAGGGGATATGATCGAAATAGACCACAGAGATGAAATTGTTCCAACAATTATTCACGAAGTCTTACACGATCTATATGAAACAAAGAGTGAAAAATGGGTATACCGTGTGGAATCAAAAATATCCCAAATATTAAGACCTCTTGATGTTTATAAACTTATGATTTCTTTCTTTTCCAAAATGGAAATTCCAAAAAGAAATAAAAAATAATTAATTTATAGATCCCGACCAGAATGCTTTTTCATTCTGCATTGTATATAATGTTTTATTTGGGACTTTGATTTGGGTGATTGTGTTGCTTTGAGTTTCTATTTTTTCAATTTGAAGGAATCTTTTGTCCAAGTGGATGTTTTTTGTTGTGGCGATTGAGAGGAAATAGAGAGGTGCGCAGTTTTCAGCTTTTATAACCCTACCCTTTATTAAAAAATCTTTTTTAGGGATATGCATGTGCATATTTCCGCAACCGCCTGATTTTAATAATACTTCGTTGAAATCTAACATCAATTGTTTGGACGTGGAGAAAATATCACGTTTACAATATGTTCCACAGTTTTGAGTGATTTTGCTAAATCTACCATCACCTAAATTATACCAATACACCATTTCATTTAAAAGATTAGAAGAAAGGTTTTTAAATTCTTTTGGAATTCTTTTATTATAACAAATTGTTCCAAAATTTTCTCTCAATAATTTACATAATCTAAAATCTTTTAAATAAAAGGTCGTTTTATCCATATCTTCACTTCTTTCTCTCCATTCCATTTCTTTTGGAAATCTCAAAAGCATTTCTCTTATTTGATTTTTCACATCCTCTTTCTTTTGACATATAAAAACACCAGAATCATTTCCTTTATCTGTCCACCCTTCCGCAAGCCATATTCCCAAAAATTGTGCAAATGTTTTATAGTCAATATCTGTATCAATTTCCGGATCAATTAAATAATTTCCCTTTTTGGGAACATTTTTAAGTCCTTTTAATGTATAAAATTCTGGACTTTTTACATTCCATAAACCGGATTTAGGAATATGGGAATGACTGTATTTTGTTCTATCGTTATAAATCTCTTCTATTGTTAGAAAATCTTGTTTATCATATCTATGTAAAACTAAAAATTTCTGATCAGGATTAAGAATAGTATTTATATTTCTACCTTTTATGCGAAAAACATATCCATTATGTGTTATTTCTTGCTTTTCTTGGACTTGTTGAATTTCTATTTCTTTGGTATTTGGATTTAATGTATAAACATTTTCACCTTTTTGAATATCTCTAGCATCTTTCCAACCTTCTTCGGAAAGAATTAAGGGAAAAATTGAAAATGATTCTATAGTTGGGTAATGCAGCATGTAATTTATTTAGTTCTCGGGTGAACTAAGTCAATTACATTACCTTCGAAATTTTTTGAAAGAATTCCATGATTTGGTCTTTCAAATAATCTTCTACATTTTTTCTAGGAAGTTTGGAGATGCGATCTTGAAATGAATCATAGGATTCTTCGAATGATCCATCTTCTGCAAGAACAAATTCACGTGATTCTAAAATACCATTAACAAATGCTTTAGGGCATGATGGATCAGCAACACAATCCACGCCGATCAATCTAAAATCGCTTACACGGTTTGTTCCATTGTAGTTTTCTGTGAGTTTTCCAAGAGCTTTTGTGGACATGCCAATACGAACACCGTCATCGATCAATGCTTGGACGATCATTCCACATGGTGTTGAAAGAATTTTAGATCTTCCAATATATGTGTTGCCTTCATTTTTTAATTCTGTAACCAAATGACAAGCTCTGTCTAAATTAATCTCCGGTGCAGAATTATGGTTCAATTCTCCGAGTGATCTCTTTGCATTAATCATTTCATTCGTATAACGCTGAACTTCTCTACGCATTTCCTCACGATCATAGATGCGTTTGTTCTTGTTGACTTCTTCGCACATCATGTAAGGCCCAGCTACATAATAAGAAGGCTTGGCCCTGTTGTTTGCTTCTTCTTTAATGATTTCGAATTCCTCGTTATCAGCGTATTGATCAACTAATAGTTTAAATGCCATATGTTTTATTTATTTATACAACTTCACAAAATTCCAAGTTCTTTTTCTGTAATAATTGTAAATTCATAGTCATATTTGGAGCACCAAGCCCTTGCGCTCGCCCACTTTGCCTGATTCTTCAAGTAATTTAAATTCTCGTAAATGATTGTCTTCTTTTGTTTTCTACCATGATCAACTGTTTTTGGGTCTATGGTTTGCCTGTGTGGTTTTACTTCCACGAGATATTTTTTTAATACCCCATTTACTTTCATTTTTATTGCAACATCTGGAAAATATACAGAAGTTTTTTCTGTTACTGGATTTTGATATTGTATTGCTATTCCCTCCGAACTCCATTCCACAACATCATTATTAGCATCACACCAACGAAATAATTTAAGTTCCCAAGATGATAGAAATCTAGGGTAATCATTGCCTCTATATTTTTGAGGATTTACGGGTTTATAAATCCCTTGTCGGAATTTCTTGTTGACCGATGTTAATTTCACACCGCTCCACCTTTCAACAATTCCAATAATTCCCTCGCAGCTTGATCCGGTGAGATCATTGGATGCAATCCGCTGGAAATATAATCCGGTTCTTTCTGGGGTGCATGATGATTGAGAATTTCCGTCATCTGGGAAAACATATCATTCAAACCCTTTTGTGGCTCGTAGTTTCCTTCAAATTGAACTCTTCCACCAAACATAAGTTGTTTATTATTAAAATTTTACCCTACGAACATCAAAATTGGGTCACTAGAACCCATCCCAGCAGATGCACCAGTAAATAATTGTTGTTCCAAGGAATCTTTTTCTTTCAAACCTTGGGATAATAGATCGTTATAGTTAATGACTCCACCTCCGAATAATGCAGTGCCTGTATATTTTCCTCTAACATTACCAATCGAAATCTTGGTTAGTGCTAGGGCATATTGATATACCCATGGTTCTTTAATAATATCAGCCAGAGGTCTTTCAACATAACAAGAAACAGCACCATAGAATCTGGATGGAGAAGATCCCATCTTAGGCTGTGGTGTGATTCTCATGTATTGGGTTCTATCATCGAACTGAATATCACGTCTCAGTGCAAGGAGTTTTTCTCTATCTTCCAACCAGTTTTTAAGAATGTGCCAAGAAACCAGATCGAATCCATAGTTGCCCATGGAATAAGAAAAGTAAGTTTGCTGGGCCATTGTTTGTTCAATTGTAAAGAGTGTATTAACACCCGTGGAAGATCCTTCTTCGAAATCTGTTACAGAAATAACTTTTCTATAACTGTCCATCATGTAGTCATAGGAATTAAGAAGATCAAGAACTGGTTTTCCCACACTGTTTTGTTTCGCCACTTGATATATCCAAGGAGAATTTGGATCACCAATTACCATCTTGCCAATTGTATATGCTCTTTGAATATCCTTGTTTGGGTTTTCAATTTCAAGTCTTGCATTAAAATCTCTGGAAAGGGAGAACAATACATCAAGTCGAATTCCTTTATCTTTTTCGTATAAGTCACTATCAAATACAAGATATTCCCTAGTATAACCTGCAAATCTTGTAAACATTTCCGATGCAATCGAAATAAATTCATTAAGTTGATCTTCGTGAACTTCCAAATTAATCATTGGAGCACCAAGGCTTCTACATATCCTTTGACCTACCCTCTCATAGCTATCCATGATGCTATTGAGGTTGCTACTGAAAAAAGAAGAGACGGGTAGAGAAGTGGTACAATCCAATGCCATAATATTAATTATTTAGTGGCAATGCTATTGTAATTTAGAAAGGCTTTTCCCCAAGAATCTCAGGCCAAGTGGCTTTAATACCATCCAAAGTATTAGGAAGTTCTGTTTTAGTTACGTCTCGAAGAGCTTGCTTTTTAGCAGCGATTTCTTTTTGAAGAGTCGTGTTGCTAGATTCTACTGCTCTCATGAAGTCTATATCGAGCTTTTCGATAAGAGGAGTTCTTGCTCTTCTATAGTGTTCTAACCAGATATCTTTTGCTTTTACGATGCAAATTTCAATACCCGTTGTATCGTTCCATATCCATGCTGTTCTGAAATTATAATCCTGTGGCAGCGCTTGAGAGTCTACGATTTTGTATGGAGTATTTGTAGGTACGTCTTTTGTTGCTAATTCCTCCAAAGAACTTTTCCATGTAGGACTAGGATAAACTACAGCCACTCCGTTAATACCAAACTTATAAATTATCTTTTTGTTGTTTTGCATATTATGGTTTGTGAAATACTATTGCTCTATAACGTGCTCTTGTTCTTCCTGAACCAGCATTAAATAAAATAAAGCTATTTACAGTTTGTGAAGCGTCTGGTTGGTTATAAACTGTGCCGGTATCAGCTGCAAGAGTACAATAGGCGTTATAATCTCCAGTAAAAACGCTATATTTTGTGGTTGGCATTGGGGTTGTAAAATTAATTTGTAACCCTATCCCAGTAGTGCTAGATTGAGATATTGAACCAATGTCTGTAATACTTGAAATATTATAAGCTTGAATCGGATTAGCAAGATCAGCTACCCAAAAGTCCACATAAGCTTTTGCAACCATTGGAGAAGCACTTAAACTTGTACCAGTCCAAGTAGACCCATTATAACCCAAGACTTGTCCATTGCTTGGAGATGCTGGTTTTGCAATAAAAGTATTTGCACTTGTTATTGTACTTGCATCATTAAAAATAATTCCTGCGGAGTCTATTGTTGTTGGCATATGTTATTATTTATTCTGGTTTGCTAGGAAAAACCACTTCTTCTGGTGAAGAAAATGTTTGTGGAATGTCTCTGAGTGCTTGACGATATGCAATCCATGCTTCTTTAGAAGGCTTTGGAGTAGCATCAGGAAAAGCTGCCCAATCAGAAGCTGTTAAGAAAGCATCTCTTTTTGCTCTAATTTCGTTCCAAGAGACAACATATGGAATAAGTTCTGCTTCTCCTCTTTCAAGTTCTTGAAGGAATTGAATATAATCCCAATGATCTTCTTTTTTGGGAAAAATTCTTTTTCCTAGTTTAATGTGATATTCGTTTAAATCGTAGTAAGTTTTCATTTTATGTAGTATCCTAGAACGTCAAATGACATATAATACGAAGGAGCAGAAGAAAAAGTAACACCTGTTTGTTTAGTATGATGTAAATAAGCTTGAAACGTTTTAGTTGCCCTATCAAAGATTAAGGGAAATGTATCCACTGCATTGGCTTCGATGGTGGTGGAGGGCGTTTCAGCATTAATTCCCACCCTCCAAGAGTCCGAGGAGTTTTTTCTAATGTACACATTAATATCCGAAACTAAGTTATTTGATTCGTTTGTATTGTTGTTGGTCAATAACCTAATTAAAACCATATAAGCATTATCTGGAACAATAGAGGCTAAGTTTGCTGTTTGAGTCGCTCCAGTATATGGAGTTGCTGTCGTATTTCCAGTAGCAGCGAACGTGATTACATTCAATCCTGCTGCGTTTGAATTATTGTTGGAGGGATCAGTTGGGTCATTTAAAGGAACAAATATAAAACCACCCGAATCAGATACAAGACCATTGGTTGCTTTTAAAATACCATCGATAGATCCAATAGTTGCTTGAGGTGTCGCAATACCAGTTTCAGTCAAAGTAGCAGCAGTAGTCCCATTGACCTTCAAATAACCTTGCGGTGAAATTGGATCATTTTGTAATGTAAGTGATGTTGCCATGTGTTATTATTTATTCTGGTTTGTTTGGAAATACAACCGATTCTGGTGAAGAAAATGTTTGTGGAATGTCTCGGAGTGATTGACGGTAATCAAGCCAAGATTGTTTGGATGGTTTTGGATTTGCATCAGAAGCAACAGACCAATCAGAGTCTTTTAACAATCCATCTCTTTTTGATCTAATTTCTTCCCAAGTAGGAGCAGGAGGAACATAAGGTTCTGGAGTATTGCCTTCTCCAAGCCAAGTTAAGTATGCTTGGTAATCCGTATTTGCAGGATCAGCAGGGATAAATGCGTTATCCGTGAGTCGCAGAATCGTCGTCGAATCGTAGATGAGTTTGTAGTTCATATATTAAAGTTCTGCTGATGCTGTAGAATCATTGCCAATCGCAACCACGCCACTTCCACTCCAAGCTACATTATCCAGCGTAGCCCTTACTAATGTTTGATATGATATATCTGTATTAACACAAGTTGGGATCGCTCTTTTTCTTTCTTTGAATTGCCAAGTCATTACTGCGGTTGTTGATGATCCATTATCTTGAATTGGGCCAGAAAGTTTCTCATAATACCTCTGACACAAAGCTAATTCAGTTCCAATTGGTCTTAATTCAAAAGGAGTTGCTACTGATCCTTCTTCAAGTTGGACTTGTGCTATATCGAAAGTAAAAGTCGAAGAGGTTTGAAAGTTAAATACTATCTGGAAAAAATTATTTTCTTCAATTACTGATAAACCACTTGCAATAACCGGTAAAGTAATAGTTGTAGTATATTTAGTCCAAGTTGTAGTTATATTATGTGTTTGTCCGGTTACAGTAGTTTGCGGAGACCCGCCAGGGTTACCGTACCAATATGTACCGTCAGTACTTATAGTTAACGGTGCTGCAGCTTTGGCCCAAAAACTTAATGTTATGGTTTTTCCAGCTAGAAGTCTAACATTTTCCATTCTTTGATAAAGAGCAGGAGCCGGGGCACTACCAACAGTTTTTTGAAATCTTAAAAAGTGTCTTGGATTATTAGGAACAGTTGTTTGAAAAATATCAAAATCTTGTCTACTAACAGTAACAGTGCTATTAACATTAGGAGAAAATCCCCATCTATCAGCAATATAAAATCCTGCAAAACTTCCATTATTAGAAACTGTTAGTGTTGTTCCTCTTTGCCAAATATCAAAATTACCATTGATGATTTTGTTTCTAAAAGCTAATGGCGTTCCATTCACCAAATTCGTTGTGGTTACTGTTCCAGCAGAATCTAAATTTGGTGTTGAAATTCCTGTTGTTCCGTTTAGTGTAATTGGCATAAATCGTTCTCCTCTATAATACAGTCCACACTGATCCTGCTGGAATTGTTACAGATACCCCAGCATCAATTGTTACTGGTCCAGCGGTCATGGCATTCTTTCCGTTTGTGATTGTATAGTTGGTTGTTACGTTTTGGGAATTTTCCCAGAAAATTTTATCATTACCTCCACCAGTTGGATATAATGAACCGGAAGCTATTTGGGAACTTAATGTACTTCTGAGTGTCCCATAGGTCCATTTTCTTTCTCCACCGGATTCGTTTTTTTCGTATCCGACGAAATAAGCTGATGTTGGTATTGTTGATGATGGTGAAAAATCACTGAAATCGACGGCCATATACTTTTATTTATATTCGAGCATTCACTTTTTCAAAAAGAAAAATCAAAAAGGATTCATATTTTCTCCATCGAATCCTTGGACTTGATAATCCTCAAATGTCACAATTCCTTTCAATGGATATATATCTTCTCCATCTATTTCAGTTATTTGAACTCCGTTAATCAATGTCACTATTCCTAGACCCATATTTGTCTGGGTCGGTGTCACAGTTGGAGTAACTGTCGGTGTTGTTGTTTCGGTGGGAGTTAGAGTCGGAGTTGGTGTTGGTGTGTTTGTTCCAGTGGGGGTTAGTGTTGGAGTCGGCGTTGGAGTCGCAGTTGCAGTCGGTGTTGGTCTCAACAATGGAGCGGACAATGGTGGGCAATATAGATTATAAATTTCTATAAAATCATTCTCTACACTTTCGGAAAATGGAACACCCACTGCAAGAATATCCCCAAAGATGTTGAGTTGTGTTCCATAATTTCTTTCTCCATCAAGTAGAGAAACAGAAGTGGGATAATAGATTGTTCTATTTGTGAAATATCCAAATTGATCTTTTTCCAGCAAATAAACTTTACCTTGGTTTGCCACTTCCAGTAAAGGATAATCGTCCAAATAAAATGTTTCAAATGGTGCGGATATTGCAGCGCGTTTTCCAGAAATTTTAACAGAATATCCAAATGCACCGGACAATGTGTCCATGTTGAAGTATTGTCCCATTTCAGAAATAAGAATCCACTCTTTACTGACAGGAGATAGTACATAATGGAAAGCCTCTCCTTGATTATTTCCGTAGATATATCTCTTCTCCCCAAATGGAGCACCAACAATCATTTCATTGTCGTTCTGGATACTCATGGAATATCCAAATCCCTTTGCACCACTATAAGGTGGATTTATAGTTTGGTGGTATTGGTATCCGAAGTCTGGATCTTTTTTGAAAGAAACTATTTTATCATCTGTGGAATAAGAGAGAAGATAGTTCTCACTCATCTCAATATTCGTTCCAAGTCCTGTCACTGTGGAATTAAATGTTTGATAAAATCTCCAAGTTCCAATTGTGGAAAGAACACTTGATTCCGTAACGTAATTATAAACGTGATGGTTTTCTCCAGTAGAAGACGATGCAATAACAAGAGTATCCCCATATCCTGCACAGGAAGTAACCTCATCACCACTTAATGGAAGAGAAATTGTATTCTGTCTTATTGTCTTATTTCCAAGAAATTCATAAACAATTACTTTGTTTTCGGATTTTGCAAATATTAAATTCTCATGGTAATTCAATATTTTTAAAGGATTTGTGCTTCTAAATTGTTGGCTTTTTACAAATTCTTTTCCATTGTATTTGTATATATTGAATCCCTTTTCTTGGGAGGATGCGATCCATTTTCCATTGGATGGAAGTCTATTTCCTTTTAAATTTGCTTCTGTGTTTATATCTTGGACACAGACTGTGTTTATTTTTTCTTCTTTCTTTGCGGGAAATCCTGCAACGTTGAATTGTTTTACATTGAATCTACTGTGCTGATCTAAGGAAGTATAGAACAATCCAACCTTGACTGATTTTTTATCATATATTGGAAGGTTTGTTTCCAATACTGTTGTGAATTCCTTTTGGTTGTCTTTTTTGACTTGAACCCTTAAATGGCTCATGCACTTAGAAAAAACAACTCTTGCTTGTTTATAAACAACTTCTTCTCCTGTGGAAGTTAATTGTTGGGATATTGTGAAATCTTTTGAATATTGTAGATTTTCTGTTTGTTTAAGAACTTTATAATCGTTTCTTATACCGTCTCTAAGACAAATGGAATTTGCAGTTGTGTGTTCCACACCTTGGACATAAGGTGTTCTTTTTGCAAATATTCCATTTATATCAAAACCAATTCCATATACAGCCGCTTCCAGACCCTTTAATGTGGGTTCATTACATTCTCTTGATTCACTTGGAGTATAGGCAAGGCTATATCTAATTCCCCCACCTCTTGGCTTGTCATTGATGCTTTCAAAAAGAGCTATGCAAAATCCACAACTCGGAGTATCATCTATGTTGTATAAGGAATAATCAACACTGATTATGATATCATGGTGAGTATCTAGTGCCTGATCGTTCCAAAATTGAACAAACTTTTCTGTTGATTCGTTTTGTTGCATTTCGCCTTAAGATTATTTAAGGCTTTGGTGTGGAAATTCTATCAAGAAGCGAAATCTTCTTTTTTGAAACCAAATCTTTCGATTGTGGAAAGGTCTTCAACATCTTTCCAGATTGGTTCCAATGTTTCACCTTTATAATCTGGCTTTCCGTATCCTTCGGGATAGACTTGAGTATCCTCTTTTCTTGTCATGGAGCCTTTTAGGATTTGCATGAACTCTGCGTGTTTTTCTGTTCCGGAAATAGAATCCAGATCTTCTCTTGTATTAATGATTACCGATTTAATTGATTTCATAATTAAAATTATTTAGTCTTTTTTTCAAATTATTAATAGCGGAATTCGCCAACTTTAATCAAGCGATAGGTGGTCACAGGCACCGCGCACACCATCAACGATGGTGCTGGAGTAAGATGGAGATTCGAACCAAGTAGAACAACGAGAACCGGAAGCGGAAGAATCAGTAAAGTCGCCACCAAAAAATACAGTATTTTCCATTTGATATGTTGATCCTCTTCCTTGTGTGTTTGCTGTCCAACTTGCACCTGCATTACCACCACCGAATTCATCGCCCCAAATTGACATACATCCTGTTGATTGAATAACACCCCATTTGGAAGTGAATACATTCCAAGGTGAGGTTGCTCCGGTTCCTGTGACACCTGTAGTGGGAACATCCGTTCCTCCAGAGCTAGTCGCCTCGGTTGTCCCATATGCAGCTGCTGCAAATTCAGCATAAGTAAATCCTCTTTTACCATGGGATTTGAGAACTTCCATTAAATTCCACCAATTACTGTTTGCATATGCAGTAGTCCCATTTCCTCCAAATTTAAGAGGAATCTTGGGAGGGTTTCCACCGTCTGCAATAGTGACATTATATTTGGAAGTCCCATTTACAGTATGATCAACACCACAAAGATATATATCCGCCCAAAAAGAGTCAGCAACAAGTGTCATGCCTCTTGGATCTGGACAGTTCGGACGGAACTTTAAATCCCAAAAAGAATATTCGTTGATTTGAGGTGTGGTATTACCACCAGCTTGTGCTGTTGCATTACCACCAGCAGCATAGTGAAACCCTCCAATTTTTCTAGATCCAGCAACGGGACCGGATGTATGGTTTGCGGTTGCTTCAAGTGTTCCATCTGGTTTCGCCCAGATAGCATAATCTGTTCCAATGGTTGGAGATGGCATTGTTACAATGGTTCCGGAATTGATTTGAACGTATCTCCCATCAACTTCAACATATAGTGTAACACCAGTAGATACATTAAAGTTTGCTGTTTTTGTCCATGCAGCAATAGATGGATCACTTTTCCTAAAAAGACCATACGATTCACCAAATACATTCGTGAAAGATGGAGTAATGATTCCACTCACTGCATTTGCAATAGTGGAAACAGTCCAACGTCTTTCCCCATTTAATGCTGCTTCATCATAACCAACAATGAAATCGTCTGGTGCTGCGACTGCTGATAATGTAAAGTCTCCTAATGTAGATGCCATATATTTTTATTTATATTCAAAGTTTCTTTTTTTCACAATAAGCATTTGATCGCAATATGGATTTATTGCCTTCATTGGTGCCATCGTTAAAAGTGGCTTTTCGCCGCTTTAATCAAGTGACAGGTGGTCACAGGCACCTCGTACACCAAAACTGATGTTGGAGACAGTGGGAGAAACGCTCCAACTAGAACAACGAGAACCGGAAGCGGAAGTATCATTCCATGCTCCACTAAAATTTACAACATTTTCCATTTGATATGTTGATCCTCTTCCTTCTGTATTGGCTGTCCAACTTGCAGCTGCGGCACCACCACCAAATTCATCACCCAAAATATGAAAGCAACCCGTTGATTGAATAACACCCCATTTGGAGGTAAACACATTCCACCCCAAGGATGCACCAGTTCCTGTGACGCCTGTAGTGGGAGTATCTGTGCCTCCAGCACTAGTTGCCTCAGTTGTTCCATATGCAGCAGCTGCAAATTCGGAATAGGTTAAACCTCTTTTACCATGGGATTGAAGAACTTCCATGAAATTCCACCAGTTTCCACTTGCATACACATTAGTCCCATTTCCGCCAAATTTAGTAGGAACTTTTGGAGGTGCTGAACCATCTGCAATAGTAACATTATATTTGGAGGTTCCATTTACAATGTGATCAACACCACAGAGATAAATATCGACCCAAAAAGAATTGGAAACAAGTGTCATGCCTCTTGGATCAGGGCAGTTTGGGCGGAACTTTAAATCCCAAAAAGAATATTGGTTGATTTGAGGTGTCGTGTTACCGCCAGCTTGGGCTGTTGCATTGCTTCCTGCTGCATAGTGAAATCCTCCAACTTTTCTTGATCCAGCAACGGGACCGGATGTATGGTTTGAGGTTGCCTCTAAAGTTCCATCCGGTTTTGCCCAGATAGCATAATCTGTTCCAACGGTTGGGGATGGCATGGAAACAACGGTTCCTGAATTGATTTGAACATACCCTCCGTTAACTTCAACATATAGTGTAACACCTGTAGATACTGCAAAATCTGCTGTCTTTGTCCATGCAACAATAGATGGATCACTTTTTCTAAAAAGACCATACGATTCGCCGAATGTGTTTGCGAAAGATGGAGCTATAATCCCACTTACAACATTTGCAAGGGTCGATACTGTCCAACGTCTTTCCCCATTTAATGCTGCTTCATCATAACCAACAATGAAATCGTCTGGTGCTGCGACTGCTGATAATGTAAAGTCTCCTAATGTAGATGCCATATATTTTTATTTATACTGGAGCATTCACTTGCATCGAATCATTACCAAAAATCTTAAAAAAATCTCAAATTTGCTAAAGCTGCATCTGCTAAATATGTTTTTTTAAAAAAGCAGCCATCGCCACTTTAATCGAGCAACAGGTGGTCACAGGCACCGCGAGAACCATTGTTGTTATCAGAGTAAGTGGGAGAATCACCCCACTGGGAACAACGAGATCCGGAATTGGAATTGGGAGAATTAGTCAAGTAGCCGCCAAAACAGACAACATTTTCCATCTGATATGTTGATCCTCTTCCTTGTGTGTTTGCTGCCCAACTTGCAGCTGCGGCACCACCACCAAATTCATCACCCCAAGTATCAATGCATCCTGTTGATTGAATAACACCCCATTTGGAAGTAAATGTATTCCAAGGTGATGTAGCTCCGGTTCCTGTTACTCCAGTTGTGGGAACATCCGTTCCACCGGAGCTAGTTGCCTCAGTTGTTCCGTATGCAGCAGCAGCAAATTCGGAATAGGTTAAACCTCTTTTGCCATGGGAGTGAAAAACTTCCATGAAATTCCACCAGTTTCCATTTGCATATGCAGTAGTCCCGTTTCCTCCAAATTCAATAGGAACTTTTGGAGGGGTTCCACCATCTGCAATAGTAACATTATATTTGGAGGTTCCATTTACAGTATGGTCAACACCGCAAAGGTAAATATCAACCCAAAAAGAGTCAGCAACAAGGGTCATGCCTCTTGGATCAGGACAATTTGGGCGGAACTTTAAATCCCAGAATGAATATTCGTTTATCTGTGGAGTTGTATTGCCACCAGCTTGGGCTGTTGCATTGCTTCCTGCTGCATAGTGAAACCCTCCAATTTTTCTAGAGCCAACGACAGGACCGGATGTATGGTTTGAAGTGGCTTCAAGTGTACCGTCTGGTTTTGCCCAGATAGCATAATCCGTTCCAACGGTTGGGGATGGCATGGAAACAACGGTTCCTGAATTGATTTGAACATACCCTCCGTTAACTTCAACATATAGTGTAACACCAGTAGATACCGCAAAATCAGCTGTTTTCGCAAATGCAACAATAGATGGATCACTTTTTCTAAAAAGACCATACGATTCACCAAATACATTCGTGAAAGATGGGGCTATAATCCCACTCACGGCTTTTGATATCGTTGAAACGGTCCAACGTCTTTCTCCGTTCAATGCTGCCTCGTCATAACCAACGATAAAATCATCTGCTGCTGCGACTGCTGATAATTGAAAATTTGCTAATGTACTTGGCATATATTTTTATTTATATTCAAAGTTTCTTTTTTTAAAGAAGATGTGAGAGAAATCAAAAAGGATCAAGTATTTCTCCATCAAATCCAAAAATCTGGAAATCTTCAAAACTAACTATTCCCCTATCTTTTAATGGATATATGTCTTGTCCTCCACCAAGTTCCCTCATTTGAATTTTATCTATAAGAGTTACAATGCCTTGACCATAAATTGGAGTTGGTGTTGGTGTTGGAGATGGTGGCGATGCAAGTTGATACAAAGATGATTTCCCATGTAAATATTGACCATCCGATAAAAATTGAAATTTTCTTAAAAATATTCCGCTTGATGTGTTATATGTATTCTGATCGCTTGGAAATTTATATTTTACACTATTAAATGTGACTTGAACTGGATTGCTGCTCGCATCCATTATCAATACCAGATGATAAATTCCTCCTTTTTTATTTCCACTGAAATCTGAAATATAAGAATCCGTATCTGTTATATAGGTTGTTACTTGACCCGCACTTAAATCCAACACAATGTTCAACGGATTGCTTGGATATATAAAATTATTCTCGAATGTTTTTTGTCTTGTTGATTCTTGAACCTTGTTGGTATACATCGTATTTTCGTTGTATACAGCATTCCAATAATCCAGATTGGCACATAATGTTAAAAAGGTGGATTCATAATTCGCGGAAAGTGGTTTTAATTTGTTATATACAGTCCAATATTCATTCCAAAATGCACTGTTTGAACAAACCGTTGTATATGTTGTTAAATATTTTTCCCAAGTTGCGGAATTGGAATTCGTTATACTATATGCACTCCACCAGTCATAACTATCTGTTTTTGTAATAAAAATACCATCTATTGTATAAAGATCGTTATAGAATATTCCCTGAAAAGGGAATTGTAGAGAAGCAATTGGGTCTCTTGCCGACTCAGGATATCCAAAGGAAGATACCGTGTGGTGATTGCTTCTGTGAAAATTGTTGTGAAAAATGAGGTTGTTCATGTCTCATTATGGGAATAGGATCAAATTATCACCGCTTCCGAAAAATACTATCGGATCATTGTTAACAAACGATATGACTTGATTCAACGGTGTTGGTGTTGGAGTTGGGGTGGGTGTCGGAGATGCACCCAAGGTTGGGGTTACTGTTGGTGTTGGAGTTGGGCTAACGGGAATTAGATTTGTTTTATAAAATTCCCCATACATGAAATATGAATCGCAGAGAAAATTGAATATCGTGGTTCCAGATAATGCGAAGTTGATATCTGTTGCAATATTAACACCAACAGGAAACAAATAGTTACTTTCAAAAGTCAAACTATACCCACCAGATGGGGAACCCTGTACAACATATAAATTATACAATCCACCATTTTTCATTGTGGATGGAACTGGATTTTTAATTGTGACGTTTCTATCAAGAGTTAAAAATGCAACTTGAGCAATATCCAAATTCCAATCCACCGTATTATCGCCATTGATTGTTAAATTATATCCACTGAACGTTTTCGATCTTGTGTTTTCTTGGACTCTGTTAGTATAGAGAACATATTCATTAGCCCAATTTGCACTGTTTGCACACACTGTGGTATATGTTGAACTCCAATTTGCGGAATTTGCACATAATGTGGAATATGCACTGAATCCCTTTCCCCAATTCGCACTATTAGCCTTTACTGTGGTGTATGTTGTTCCAATTGAATCCCAATTGGAAGACAATGAACAAACTGAGGCATATGTGCTATACCATTCATAGGAATTTGTGGGGATTTCATACGACCCCTGTTGATCTGTTAAGATATTATAAAAAATACCATTGAATGGTTCTTGCTGGCTTGCAATGGGATCTAGACCTTGATCCAGCACCGAGGCACTTGACAAAGTGTGGTGCGATGATCTGTGAAATTTGTTATGTAATCTAAAAAAGCCAGCCATATTGTTATTTAATGTTACGCAAACGGAAATAGAGGATCATTGCTGTCAAATCTCACGATATCCGATAAATTTATAAATGTTACAAGCCCTTGTTGTCCTTGAGTAGGAGTTACAGTTGGCGTGGGGGTTATAGTTGGAGTTATAGTGGGCGTAGGATTTGGAGTTGATGTTGGAGTTGGAGTTGGAAGAGGCGTTTCTACATCTATATTTGCATAATAATCCAAAGAATTGTCCAAATTAACGAAATCTAATGTTTTTTCTTCCAAATCATATATCTTGTCAAGTTCCCTGTTTATCACAGATGCTTGGAAATTTTCATTCACTCCAATTACAAAATCTTTTTTATATTCAATTTGATCAGAGATAAATAAAAATTGATTATATATCTTTTTGATATCCGTTATCGATCCGAAATCTCCATCTTTTCTTATCAAATTATAAT